TCCGTAGCCTTTCAGGACAAGACCGTTCATCGGGGCCCAGTCCCCTATTTTCACCTTTAGTTTTTTACCTGTCTCCGCATTTTTCAATTTTATCTTGAAATTTTTCTTTGCGGAATTCAGGCTTGACTGTCCCTGCAGGTTCCATGTTCCTGTCGAGGAAAACAGGGGTATTGTTCCCTCGAAAACGGATACACTCATGTCCACACCGTCCTTGCTTGCCGGAATATCCCCCCTGATAGAGACCCTCCATGGCCTGTTCGGTTTCGATATCACGATATAGTCCCAGTCACCCGCCGTGTTGTCATTTCCATACTGGACAAGGCTGCCGTTATTGACAAATCCTGTTGTTGGTTGTTTAGCTGGATCACCCATAGATCAACCTTCCATAATAGTTTCCATTACCGTCAGACATGAATTCGACAATAGTCACCGAACCCGCCCTTGTATCGATAAAAGGCTGTCTACCATGCCATCTGACAGATGCATCGAACTCAACCTCGCAATTCCCCTCATAGGGTTGCTGGAGAATGACTGTCATGCGTTGCAGCTGGCTCTCTTGCCCCTGCCCGAGTGAAATCCCGCACGTTTTCTGGAGTAGAAGACGATAGCTGATCTCTCCCGCTTTCGGGAACATCAGGGTAATGGCCGGATCATTCACGATCCTGTTTTCGATCGGTATACCGGCAGACAGACGATCGACAATCTGCCCACCTGTCATTTCCTGTCCCAATGATCCTTTCGCGAGACCCTGTGTCATGTCAAACCGGCTCATTTCGATTTTCCCTCAAGTTTCACCAGACGTGCCTCGAGATCGTTGATCTTCTGTTTATGAGCGGCCAAAAGCATGCAGATAACCTCGGTATATCTTAAATTTTGACGATAAATAACGTTACCCTTGTCATCTTTTTGCACTTCCTGGACAGATTTTAAAATAGGTTTTCCGTTTTCATCCTTCTCGCCTGTATCCACTATCTTGAATTCAGGTGATGCATCTTTCGACCACATGGCATAATCGGATGGATCAAGTCCGGCATCCATGATCGCCTGTTCTATATCCTGCGCGATAAAACCTGTATGGACACGTGCCTTGTCCTCACCCTTCTCTTTTATCGCGTCATTCAGCCTGTAATTGACAGCATTGACATTATACAGGGCCTCCATCAGTTTTTTATCTGAATTTCCGGCTTTCTCATCAAGGATGGATGTGACGGTCTTGACGTTTTTGTCCGAGGTAACGTTTGGTGCGGTCTTTGTGAAAACATTGTTCCATGAATTTCCCGCACGTCCCAGGTCCCCACCGCCATCATTGAGGGGATGGAAGGAAACAGAACCACATGCATAATTGGCATTGATGTTGTCAGACCATACCACGTCGGTAAAACCCTTATTATTTCCTACCTCCCCGCTTGAATTCACGGAAAACTGGATGTGGATTTCCCTGGAATTTGGATTTGGTTCATAATCCTGTGTATAATCATCATTAATCGGTCTCAGGCCGGCATTGATCCAGGTGACGCCATCCTGGGGTTTTGGAGGTGGATATGCAAACTGACCGGTCAAGTCAAGTATTGTGGTTCCCAGAGGTTTGTTCGCTCCATCTTTCGCGAAATAGGTATTGGCGTTTATCTTCTGGTTGATATCGTCAACACCATTCTTTGCCTCATTCGCCATTGCATTGATATTGGAGATACTTCCATTTATATCATTTACCGTTTTGGCGACTTCAGAGAGTTGCTTTGGTGTAACGCCACCATCAATTGAAACGGTACATGCGGAAAGATCAAGGTCTTTTGGAGAATTGTTAGCCATTTTAATATCCTGTTAAATTTTATTGATTGATTTTAGGTCTGTCTGTCAGTCTTGCGTGCAGAGAACGCCGCCATTGTTTATGCTATGTCTGTAATAGACAGTACCGTCCGTAAGAACGATATTGCCGTCCAGGGACAATCCTTTCGGCATGGGCTTGTCCCCGTTGACATAGCTGTCCGGTGCAAGAAAAACGCTTCCGTTTATTGAAAAGTCATCAGGCAATGACGCGACCTGATCCATCGCCACGATCTGTCCGTTATCGTCCCTGAACAGGCCCGTATCCACACTGATTACTGTTCCATCATCCATCTGGAATTCAAGATTTGCATCATTGCCCATCGCGATGGAATGGATACCGTTACCACGGACACCCGTCGAACCCATAACGACAACAATCCCGTCATCCGGATTTTCGTAAAGTATTCCCTCCTCGCGAATGGGAAGGATACAGACAAAATCCAGCGTTTCCTCCATCACGGTTGTTATCTCGCATCGTAGGGGAACATTCCGGTTCAATTCCCCGCCACTCAGTCGAACCGTGAAAGTCTGGTCCTGGAATGTGTATTTGTCAGCCGTTACCTTGCTGTCACTTGCGGAACCGACTTTCACCGATGCAATCCTGTCATCAGCCAGCATGCGGTTCCTGACAGAAAAACTGTAGAATTTCTTTTCTGTAGGCCCCTTGCATGACAGTCTCAGTCTGGTACCTCCAAGACATCCGCCAGGCAATTCAAATATTTCACGATCAGTCTGTGAAACATCTGTTTCCTTGTTATTCTGTATATTATTGGGCTTGTCTTTATCCGTTGCAGTATCATTTGCAACGGGTATCGCCACCCTGGTATTTGTTTTATCCCTAAAAGAATCATACACCATTCTTTATATCCTGATTTTCTAGTTAACGTGTGAACTGGAATTTGATATAACCTGTTGTTCCATCTCCTCCCTGCCATGTATGGGGTTTTTGTCTGTCCTTGGTACAACCACCCGCACCACCGGCTCCGTAACCGGAACCGGATTGCGCCTTGTCATCCCAGTTCGGTGCTCCACCCTGTCCCAGTGGTGTGCTTCCACCTGCGGCACCAAGACGATCATCCTCTGTCGCGTTATCGACACCATGCCCACCGTCAGTACCATTTGGACTTCCCCCCTTGCCCCCGGATGATTTTGATAAATTTCCTCCCCCACCTCCAGTTATCCTGATTATTTCAGCATCATCAATTTTTATGAAACTGTCTTCACCATTCTCTCCTATTCCATGATTGCCAATTCCGCCTTTCCCACCAATTCCTCCCTTACCGATCTGTATGAATATTTTCTGTCCTGGCATCACGTCATAAACAATATTTTGCTGATAACCGCCGGAACCGCCGCCCCCGCCAGAATATCCTCCATTGGTTTCATTTCCTCCCCCACCGCCACCACCACCGGCGATCAGCCATTCGATTTTCATCTTTCGGCATCCCTTTGGAATGACGTAGTTATACTGACCGGCGGTCAGTTCAATGACAGGCTGATCCGTCCATATCGCCTCTCCCCATTCCATCTTCGGTATCAGGTCAACGCCGGCCACCAGCACACGCGGTGTATTCCCGATACTGTATCCGTTCTGGGACGCGTAGTTCCTCACCCCGTTGCTCAGGTCATTCAGGATATCCGCCGTTATCAAATCTCCTTTCTTGATCATGTAATGGTCAAAACCATCCATTTCCCTACGGTATTTTCTGACAACCTCGTTATAGTCATCAGCATAAAAAATACCGTTGATAAAAAGGGTGTTTCCATCATAGTCATACATTGTTTTCTTCCCTAGTTCTGCCTGATAACGCATTCGACAAGACGGATTGAAGTCTCGTGACTGTTTTCCAGGGAAAATCCGATATGTTTCTCACCGTCTCCCGCTTTTCTGGCCACACCGGATATTTCCGAAATAGTTACCGGATCCCCCTTGTCGATCATGCCTGTCACGAGAACGGGAATACGGCCTGCCAGCGCGACCGGTAACGCGTTCTTTCTATTCCTGATTGCAATATTCATTATATAGGCTGGTGATGTTGAGATGATCCCATAAAAAAAGCCCCCAATGGAGGCTCTTGTTATCTCTTTCTCACCGCCTATTTTCACAAGCGTCCCAGGATCATATCTCTCATCGGCAATATAGTATTCCGCAAGGTCTGCACAAAATGCGGACATGGACTCACCATTGAAATACTTTCCTGTAAGGGCTCCCTTGCTATCCATGGTATAAAAATATTGCTCTCCACCGTTTTTCGTATAAAAAACCATATCGGTATTGTTATTCTTGAAATCTTCCTGGAGATATATTCCTCCGGTTTGCCCAGGCCTGTTCACAAGATTAAACTGAATGGAATTTCCAACGATTAAACCGTTTTCATTCATATTCTTGTTTATACTGTTGATATTCAGTATTCCATTATTGATAGTTCCATTATTGATAGACAGATTATCGGAAATTATATTTTTACTGACAACAGATTCACTTGAATTAATATTTTTACACTCTATTGTTCCATTTTCTCGAAGGACGATTGCATTGTATACCACATCATTGATTTTGCTCTGTATGGTTATTTTCTTGCCTTCCTTCAGGTCATTGGTCGCGAACATGCTTATGGAATTTTTATCATCAAGCAGCCAGATTACCGATGGAAGGTTTAGAACATCATTTACATATGGAATACCGGTCGCATCAATAACAATATTCTTGCCTTTGTGGTACATCTCACTGTAGTTATCGATCTTCCCTTCACTCAATGATCTTAGTTCGTCAGCAATGATTTTCTTGCCACTGAATTTTGACGCGTTTACGGTTCCATCTTCACGAAGGATGATAGAGTTGGTTACCTTATCACCGCTCTTGCTCTGGATGGTTATCTTTTTTCCCTCATTTATGTCATGGGTCGCGAACATGCTCATGGCATTGTTTCCATCAAACTGCCAGATTACCGATGCCAGGTTTAAAACACCATTCTCATAATCTCTATTGCCACGATTAATAATAATATTATTGTCTTTTACAATAAGAGTACCATTACATTCCATTCCACCGTTAAATTGGAAATTGGCCGCTCCATTGATTAAATCAAAAACATTTCCTGTAAATGATGAATATTGTGTTCCCAACTTAATACCATTATTTGTAATGGTAACTATATTCTTGTCATCCGCATTCCTGAATGACCATACACCATCGTTCCCGACCAGATAACTCTTTTTTCCATTATCAAATATTTTCTGTCCGGTCGTTTCCATAGCACCGGTCAGCTGGTCACCAGATTTCTTGTAAAACTGTCCCATGAAATCTTTTGACAGCCAGTCCAGATCACTCCTGTTCAGCTTGTCCTTTATCTGGTTTAACGGTTCCGCCGTAATCCTGTTCGATATTGTCGTTCCCTGCGGCCATTTTCTTGAAACCGTATTTTCCCGACCACGCAAGACCGTGAATTTGTTATTGTTTTTCGATGTTACAAAACAAATTTCCGTATTCTGGTTGTTGTTTCCCTCTGACAGGGTAATGGCGAATACCTGGTTTTCTTTTTCAATATTGGGGAAAAACCCCTCGTTACCTGATAAAATCTCGATAACCGTGGCATTTTCGTCTATATCGGATGCCAGAATTGTATCAAGATTGTTACCGAATAAAAAATCATACATTGACTATATCTTCCAACTCAAATTCAAACATAAATGGCAAATTGATTGTCTTGTTCAGCAATACCCCTTTCAGAAGCTCTCTATAGGGACTTTTTTGCAGATCATTCAACAACATGATGGTTATTTTCCTGTTCTCCGCAACAATGGAAATACTGTTCATATCCATGTCGCCACTGTTATAACTCAAGAAACGGTAAAGACGGCGTTTCAGCCATGGGATCGTGAAATGAAAACCATCCTCTCTATAGACATTCCATTCGATTATTTTCTTGAATTCAATATCCGTTATCTCGTGACGGAACGAATTGGACAGAATTTTCGCATCATTGGGTGATATCGTGTTCGGGTCATCAATATTGATACCCATCTCGACAATGGTTTGCGCATTCAATAGGGGTTTTCTGGAAATCCCGTATAGATTTTTGGCAACATAATCAAGAAATTTACCGTTTTTTGTCTTGTAATTCGGGATATTCAGCTTTCTTATCTCGTCAAGATACCTGTCCGTGGTCTCGTTATGAACATTGACAAATGCGTTGAGATTTTCATCCTCTTTCCATTGCAAGTACAGATACATATACAACTTGTGCGTGTATGGAGGGATATTGACATAATCAGACATTTCCGTTCCCCACAATACTGATGTCATTATCAGATGTCTCGAAATAGGACTGTGGATCACCTTGGATGATCTTGTTGCTTTCAAGATTGGACTGGGCGACATTGTTGATAAAGACGACAATATCAATCTTGGTGATAAGATTCTGGTTGAAAATGGAGTTTACCTCGTTAAGGAATATATTCTCGATCCTGTATTTGCTTATCGGTTCGCCAATCCTTATATTGTTGATATATTGCGTGATCAGCGGAATGATTGTTGTCGAAATCAGGCTGTTATAGATATTGCTGTCAAAATTCGTGTACCATGTCAGCTGGATGGACACTTTCTGTTTCAGCGGAACGATAAAGGGAATTCCATAGCTGTCCGCCCCGTCCTGCAGGATAATATTTATGTTCCTGACATTCTGGTCAAGTATCAGTCCACCTCCATAGTTTTTACCCCCTGATGTATCGACAGGAATTGAAAAGCTGTTGTCATTGATATAGGTGATCGGGAATTTCGAGTTTATGAGTGACGGATATTCATCGGTTCCTGAAAATGACACCTCGTCTCCCGTATGTAACCCATGCGCAAGATTGGTATAGATGACAGTAGGGTTCCCATTGTCTATCTTGGAAATATTGATGATGGATGGTTGCAGGATACCTATTGTAGGTATTGTCTGGAATATCGCGTTGGCCACCTCGACAGGATCACCGCCCCCGACAATCACGGAATATCCTTTCAGGGTTGATACAACGGACAGAAGTCTTGGAATAACCCCGTTGATGGAAAGTATCCTTGTCTTTATCATCTGGATCGTCCCTATCGAGGCAACCTGTCCCGCATCCATCAGTCTTTCCCTGTAACTTGCCTCGTCCTCGATTTCCTGTCCAGGGTTGCCATCCTGAGGATTGCTGACAGTCAGGGTAAGATCGCTTCTGATAGAAGATTCAATCTTGGTTATCGTATTCGCGGGAATGTCGAAAATTGAATCATCATCACTGACCACATACACAAGTTCCGAATTTCCAAGAGAATTGACCACGGCAGCCTCCTGAACATAGAAACGGTGGACACCGTCGGAAACAATAAGTCCTTTCGGAATGACAAAACCTGAGGTTCCCCTGAAAACAACATAGGCGTTCGCATTGGTTTTCTGTTTTCTCGATATACCGTAAACCGACCCGATCTGGTCAAGAAGCGCCTCATTCGCGGTTGACGCAGAAATGGAATTGATCAGATCGATCTTTGCCTGGTCAATGAACAAAAGACACCCGATCGAGGTTGAAAGAATATCCTCGATCAATGTCCCTGGCAATTCGGCGGTGAATTCAGGTGATTTCTCCTTGATGGAGGCAATGAGGTCTTTCCTGATATCCACCGGATTTTTTGGGGAAATCCCCGCTTGATTGATAGTCAAGTCAGTCATTTAGGTTAACCTTTATATTCTCGCTTACTGATTGCCCATTTAATTTGATTATCTCGACCTTGTAGACAACCTCGCGATCAACATCGTGGTTAAGACGCTCGATTGACAGATACTGGAAATAGGGAGCGAATTTTTCCTTGACAATGGATACGTAATAATCCGGATATATATTCGTCGCGATGGTCTCGGTCGCTGGTATTCCCCAATCGGCACTGAATGGACTTTCACCCAGGATCAGACGCAAAACCTCGATCAGCCAGAAAACATATATCTCGTCTGGATCGGTGATAACAATCCATTTCGTCCTGTTCGTGTTTTCATCCCTGATTTTATGATAAATTCTCATGCCGGTATAACCGCTCCTGTCGGGGATCCCATGTTTCCGTTACTGTGCGTGTGGGACATGAAGTCAATACCGTTAATGGTGAGACCTCCCTTTATGTCGACCTTCCCCTTGATGTTCAGGTCACCATCGATCGATATGGAGTCAGCCTTAATTGTAATCTTGCCATTTTCGCACTTGATAATTGACGATTTTCCTGAAGACCGGATAACCGCGCCATTTTTTCCTCCAATGATATAGATCGTGTCATTGTCCACCTTTTCCTGTGTGGCGTAATAGCAGGGAATGAAGGCCATGTTGGAAATGTTGAAGGTCGGGACATTTTCCGGAGCAGTCTGTCCAAGACCGCATATATGCTCTATATTCACGCTTAACGGGATAAGTATCCCCCTGCATCCCTTCTGTATGGGAAGACGTATGTATTCCGAGGACAGAACGGGAGCCTGTATTTTCGGATAGGCGGTTTTTGAGGAAACCTCTATATTTACCGTTACGGAAACACCGTCAAAGCTTTCCACTATTGCTGGAAGGATGCCGCTGTTAAGGTTTTGCCGCATATTAACCATGTTTTCGGCCGTCTGCTTCAGACTCTCGAATATGGGATATTTTAGTCCATCATCAATCATGTCAACTCAATCCGTTTATTTTTGGTGCCGGTGACTTAACCAGGGCATTATCCATTGCCGATACTGTCAGGATCGTTATCCATTCATTGGGACTTGGTGATTTGTAATTGCCAACGTGCTGAAGGGAAGTGACGAGAAAATCACCGTGAAAAATCACGTTGTTTTTCTGGGATGAATTCTTTCCCCTGTTGAACAGCAGATCGGTCGCGTTGTCGATTGGTTGGATTATACCGTAGTAACTGACCTCATCAGGGAAATTGATGATATCGTTAAGGCTTATGTCCGCTCTCATCAACAGTGTTACCGTGATATCGTTATTGTCAGACCAGGTTGGTTGCCCAACCAGCTCATAGGGTTTCAGCCTTATTTTCCTGCCAAACCGATTGTCCGTTGCATACAGTGTCCCGCCCGCCTCATAGATATTGATTGGTTTGCTTTTCCTGTTTGACTTGCAGAAATTGCTGAGAGCCGTGGAGAATTCCTGAAGATTGTTATACACGCCACCCTGGTCAAGAAGACACTGGAAATCCTGCGATATATCTATCTCTATCTTTTCATGGGGGAAAGTGTTTTTAAGGGTCGCCCTGATGGCGTCCCTGAGGCTTTGTCCCCTTTTCCATGAAAACACGATATCGGGATCGATAACCAGTTTTGTCGGCCCTATGAAAAAGCTTATCGTCTGGTTTGTCCCGACCCAGTTTCCATAGGGGCCGCAGATGATCCCCTCGAGCAGGACACCGTAATTGTCATTTTCGACAATATATCCCTTTGTCATTCCGCCCCATATGCGTATGTATTTCCCCCTGAGGTCATTGGCCTGCATGAGGGTCTGCAACGGGATACCCTGAATCTGGACAAAAGACGTCCCCAACTGGGACTGGTGATAATAGCACATGGACAGGTTCATCACGATATTCAATGCCCCAGTATTCATCTGGCTGTTATCAAGATGGCTGGAAAATATGGCGATTGGTTTATGTCCAATCTGGATCTGCTTGTCTTTTTCCTTATCGTCGCCAATCTCTATCTCGAAAAGATTGGCTATCTCAATTCTGTAATATCGCATCGCTATTTGACCATGATCATGTTCTGATCATTTCTGAAAACAAGACTGTTATTGAAAAAAAGGTTGAATGTCAGGTTGATATCCCTGTTTTCCGTTGAGGAGATCAGGGGCGCGATCTTGATGACATTCTGCTGAAGGTCGGAAATACTGAAATACCAGCGTTGCGAATAAAGGTTGTACATGACCCTGAATATGTAATCCCGATTATCCATATTGATCGTTATCTGATAAGGGGGGTCAGAGTTATTGTCTGGTGTGAACTGATATTTTTCCATTGTCATTGTCCCAATCCAGGAAATGAGAATATTTTTGCAGCCGATGTCCATGTCGGTTTTGTCATGTTTCCAGAGGTCGCCTTGTTCATGAAATTGTTCAGGACAACCTTTGACTTGGCATTGGACACGAGCGACTGGATGAAATCGAAACGCCATACACTCTGGAACTGGCTTGACCCGTCAATCGTCGAGTTGACATCGGATACCCTCAACAGGATACAGTCCCGATAGATATAGGACGGTGTCAGTACGGTGTACAGGCCGCCATTATTGTTATGATAGTTCAGGGCATTGATGAGATTGCTGAATTTTGCCGTTTTCATGAGAGCGTGCGTGCTTTGCCCGATCGGACACATGCAGATCAGTGAAATGACGTTCGCCTCACTGATCAGGGAATTCGCTGCCGTGGTCTGGTTGTAGAACGGTGTTGTCGCGATGGCATTCTGGATAACCGTCCCGCCCGCGATCGGCTTGAAATTTAGAAATCCCTGTCCATTGGTTATTCCCTCGATATTTCCCGTTATGGCGTTGGAAAGAACGCTCATTCCCTCGCTTATCGCGATGATGGGAAGAACGCCACCCATCAGCTCGGCAATGCCACCGGTAAGGAAAATCGGGGATTTTTCGAAGGCCAGTCCGTATATTGTACCTAACATCAAATACTGTATGAACCTTTCAGGATTTTTGGAAAGCCGGATGCCATTCTCGCGTTGACACTGGTTGACCCTCCAGTATTGTTATTGACATTCAGATGGATATTCTGGGGATCCTGATAATTTTTCAAATATCTATCAATATCATTCAGATATTTATGCTGGGGTGCAGGAAGATTATTTTCCCAGTTTCCATGCTGCCTTCTCAAGTATTTGGCCATATTTCCCTCACCCCAGTTATAGGCGACAACCGCTTTCCTGTGATCATGAAATACATCCATAAGATGCTTGAAATCCTTACCAGCACCTGTGGCAATATCATAAAAATTGAAAGGATTCTTGACACCATAATCCTTTCTTGCCGCGGCGGTCATCTGAAAGGCACCCATAGCGGTACTTGAACGATTGACAGCAAAATCATTTCCACCAGATTCTTTCCAGCGGATAGCCTGCATGAACTTGTTTGGCAAATGTAATGCTTTGTTGATCGAATCAAGATATCCATTCTTGTATTTTTCCGAATAATATCCCTTTACATTGGGAACCGTATAGGCGGCCTGATGATATTCTGGAAGAGAATCATGTTTGAATAACGGAAATAATGCATTTGATCTGTTATCAGTATTTTTCGAATTATCAGGAAACAGTTTTCCGAACAGATCCTTGAAAGGATTGATAACATTATTCTGGAACAGATCCCTAAGGGGATTGATCATGCTGTTCTGAAATATATCCTTTAGTGGAATTATCACGTTATTCTGGAAAAAATCCTTCATGGGTGGAAAGATACTATCTTGGAATACCTTTTTTATCCCATCGAATATATTGTCACTTCCAGTGATCTTTCCGAATATATCCTTTGCAAAATTACCAATTTTTTTAATTCCGGTAATGAGGTTAATAATATTTTTTTCACTCGCAATCTTTCCGACAACATCCTGGATGAATTTGCCAAGCTGCTCGATTTGCGGTGCAGCCGCCGCGATGGCCATGCCAAACTTGTTCTTGAGAAGATCTGCCGTGACGCCAAGACTGGTATTCAGATCCTGCGATCTTTTCAGTATGTCATCGGGCTGGTTGAGCTTGACGCTCAATTCCTTGAATTTCCTGTTATTCTCCTCAAAATTCTTTTTTGGTATCAAGCTGAGTGTCTGGGGAAGGTTTGGTGATATTCCCAAAAGTTTCAATATCGGGTTTTGACCGAGATACTGGGCATTATCTCCATTATGCTCCCTGCCGATACTCGCGACTTTATTCATCAATTTCACGAAAATTTCCGCATTGGAATCCTTTCGGCTAATTCCATCAACCATGAAAAGACCGCTTCCCATTTTTGTCCGCTGCTCGTTGATATTCCTGACAATATCCTCGAAATTGACATACTGTCCCCATACATTCCTTCCAGCCTGCAATTCCCCGTTTGTGAGACCAAGATCACGTGCCTGTGTCCTGAGATTGGAAGACCGGCTTGTCGATGCCGCTATGCCGAACAATCCTCCCGTGGCTACACCTGCCGCAATTCCTCCTATGAGGGGAACGGATCGTACCGCCCCCATCACGCCGCTTATGGCCGTGGAAAATCCGTCCTTTATTGTCAGTCTCGTGATCGCCATGGTCAGTTTCCTGATCGCGGTAACGAGCGGATTGTTGTTCACCCTGGTGAATATGTTCCTTGCGCTGTCAAATGCCTCGCCTGACCGTTGCCCGAATTGCCATGCCTTCTGTCCCATGTTCCATAACCCGTATGTTTGCAGAGGGAATGCGCGCGCGGAAAGGCTGAACATGTTCTGGAACCCGCTATTGGACAGGTTTCTCACGTCACCGAACAGCTTTCCTCCCGTGGGGGAATGGATTTTTGGCGCGACCTTTGGAAATCCGGCAAAAGCTGGCTGGACATGAAGGTTCTTCATTGATTCCCTGAACTTTTTCGAGTTGCCGATAACGGTGAGCTGAACCTGTGTTATCACGCGCAAGTCCTGGGCAATCATCTTCAGAGTGTTTGATATGCTTTTGTCAACAGTCAGCCCGATATTCTTGGGAGTGGCGATATCCCTCTTGAAATTGCTGAACAGATTGGAGAATTTCGAGAACTGGCTGAAATTTGTATTTATCTTGACGACTGGAACTTTGACCATTTTTGATTGCACCCATTAAAAAAGCCACCCTGATGGATGGCTAGTATCGTTTCGTTGATTGTTTTGACTTCTTAATTTATTTGTTGCATAATCAGTTTAATTAAATTGACCTGACTATTTAAATATTTACATTTTTTTAATTTTTTACATTTTTTATAATTAAAATAAGATATTCCCCCAATGAATCTAGTCTATATGAATAGTGTTGCTGTCAAAAATTATTATAAATAATTTGCGCATGCAGGGAAAGTCGTAAAAAAGGCATGAAAGATTATTCGATTAAAAGGGAAAATTTTCTTTAAAACTATAATAATATTCGTACGTTTTAATATATTGTAAATATTCTTGCGATGACCAACGGTAATAAGAATTATCTTGAATTCATTCTTATTTATATCGGCATTTATATCGGCAACTATTCTATAGTCGTCTATTGTATATGCCCAATAACCCGATAAATCACCCTTTAATTCCTTCCCCTTTGATTTTGGATCATCTGTTTTATCTATATTATCTCTAATCCATTCCAAAATATCTATTGATTGTTTTTTATCAACAGATTTTAATCTTTTCTTAAAATTATCAGTTAAAAAGACATTATACACATTTATATCCCGTATTCATCATATAGTTTTTTTATTGGTGAAACAGGATCATTTCTATTATATTCTTTTATATCTTTTTCCACGAACAAATAATCAATTTCATCATCAATATCCCCTTTATCTTTCTTTTCAGTGTTATTTGTCATAGAAACTTTTTTTGAATTAAACATTTCCTGCAACAAATATATTAACTTTTTCCTAAATCCAAATGTTGATGTTGTCATAATATTTATATCCTTTTTGCAATGAATTTAATTTACAGTTAATAAAAAATATTTTCAAATTTTTAATGATAAACTGAATTAAATCATTAATTCAAATAATGGTTATTATAACATAAGTATTTGAAATAAAATGATAAATTAACTTTATAAATAATGTTTATTTTCCATAATTACAATATTACGTAATAATTTACTTGATTACTACAACTATTACTTTGAGCTATTGAAACCGGCTTTTTCTCTGAGATTACCTATAATTATACTTACATATCGATATCACATTATCGATAGGGTCTACCGGAATTCCTGTAGACCCTTCCTGTTATTAACCAGCCGTTTTTTCAGATATTATCTAATGAATCTATATCATTGTTTATATCCCCAAGTAATGAAGTGATACATCTTAACGTATTTGTAACTTCCAGTTCATAAATTGGATCTTTTGAGGTTACCTGATCCATGCTCCTGATAACCTTTTTTATTATTTCACAATGGACATACAGGTTCCCAACACAATTTTTCACCGCTTCCTCAATAGAATGTATCTTTTCCTCGTGGGAGCAACTCTCGTTAATATTCAGAGTTATATTGGTCATAACACTAGCCATTCAATCTTTCATTCAATTGTTATCCAACAATCGATATATTTTTTCTTGTAAATCTTGATATCCTCGAACATAACCCTACATAAAAGAGGCCTATTATTCATAAACCATACTGGGCACGTAGATAGTGACCCTCTCCAAACAATCGGTTCACTATCTGCAATATGGTTTTATCGATGTTTATCGATACAAATAATGAAGCTTATTTATATAAACGATTAATATTCATTAACTTAAATTAATCAGTAACTTCAGGATATCAAGGCAATATTTCGACATGGAATTAACTTTTATTTCTTTGAATTATTAATCTTTACTTAATAAACAAGTGTATATATTATAATCCACTTCATTAATTCCGGTTATTACTGTTCCAGATCACGTCTATACATGATTCGAGAACATTTCGGACAATCTGGTCAGTCCCTTTGGCGTTATCCTAACCTGTTCACTGATCCTGCCTGTTCCATCACTCAATGAAACCTCCGTCACCTTATGCTCAAGCAATCCCTGCTTGATCTTGTCCTGATAGGCAAGCCAGTTCTTGTTGCCAGTCCGTCGGTAAATCCATTCATGGGAATTGAGATAGAAAAACAGTTCCTTTGGCCCCATCTGAAGATTCTTCGCCGCGTCCGTGATGCATAACGAACCGTCCGCCGTTGCAATGCGATCAAATCCATCCGCCTTCGGTTTCAATGCATTATTCTCATTTTCAAGCATCATGCATTTTTCCGTATAGGTTAATAGCGTGTTTCTCAGAAAGACGGGATCATCAAGATTGACGACAGGCTGATATTTTCCCTGGACAAGATCATCATAAGCACGAATGACCTTCAGATGAAAAGCCGGACTGATCCACATTGCATAGGCGTAAACAAGTTCCTTGACGACGTAAGTGCCTTGTTCAATTCCACCTTTTATTACATTTGTTGGCGATACCGAAATTCCTGTATCGGTGATTTCTTTAACTAATTCAACAGTTTGTTTATTTTCTAACCAATAAGAAGGCCCATTTTTCCTTTCACCACCAGAAGCACGATGAAAGTCATTCAGACAGTAACGACCCTCATCATCCTGTCTGATTTTGGTGTTGGCGATTATCAGTTCTTGATGAGAAAAAGAATGAAAGGGTTCATGTGAATTTGTATTTAGATTTTGATCCATAACGGCTCTCCTTTACCCTCATTAATAATGAGAGTATTTTTTCATCGTCTCTTGTTAATGCTTGAAAGAATTGTTGGTTGTCGGTACCAGATGAAGCCGACCCTGCCCCATCACCTTATCGATATGGTTCCGGATGATGTTCTCACCTTCATAACCGAGCCATTCACTGATCCCGTCGATGTGATAGATATACCGACCCGTTTCACGACTGATCTGGATCATCGATGCCTTGTCCATTCTGATAAGATAACGGTGTATCCTTCCCGAACATCTGCATGACAATGTCCGTCTCCCTTTCTGGGGAACGTTCTTTTCTTTCAGGACGGCAATGATAGGTTTGTAGTATGTCACGAAAGCGGCGGATGGATCGAAACCTGTTTTCAGGAATTCGACATCCCGATACACTTTCTCGAAATCTTTCCGCAAAATTGCAACGGCCTTGTTGACAACCGATTTGGTTATCCCACCGTATTGGATAGGTGATAATGTTTTTGATTGATTACGTAATTGATTTTCACACCAGATAAAATAACGACGAATTAGGCGACCCTTTTCATTATTTTCAACCATCGCCAATTCTTTGGCCATATCAAGAGTCAAACTATATGTTTTAGCGTTATGTCCACCTCTTCCTTTTTGCTCCCCCGTTTGGGGGAGCAAACAATTATGATTGCCACTTTAATTTTTGCCCGCCAATTTTGGCGAGCAAACAGTATGGTAATATTATTTTAAACGAAAAGGGGGTACGTAAAACGTACACCCTATATATTAATGATAGTAATGAAGGATGACTCTAACCAATAGTTACAGTCAGTCTATTTCATATTTAGATAATGATGAAAAAGATGATGTCCATATTATAGACGCCATGGGTATAGGGATTATGTCGGTATTACCGACACCATCGAAGTAAAAACCAGTAATTCAAATAATAATACCATCTCATAATCAATAAACTGTATGTGAATTATTAAATATTTGTTTTGATACAATAACCTTATACTGTATTCAAATTAAATTACCTATCATTATTGGATTTAAAGAATTGAATAACAGTCAGACCTTAATATTTTGTTTTGTAATACTATATTTGATCACTCCAATTTTCGCTTTTTTTGCATCCAGGCGGAAAGGCAGAAACTATTATCTATGGACGCTTTTAACCTTGATCATAAATCCTGTAATCTTAATATTGGAATGCCTTCCCAATATTAATTTTAATCAGGTTTGTATTGTTCCATGCAGAGCTTGCAAACAAGATATATCGTATGCAGCTTCAGCTTGTCCGCATTGTGGACAGCCGCAAAGAAACAGGGCTTATGAATTAACCTCCTTTGATAGATTTTCAATACTTTGTGAAACTGTCATTTGTTTTTTCCAGTCAATAATATTCATATGCAGTATTTTTATATATTTCTATCTATACTTGTTTTACTCGTTATTCATGAAAATTATAGGTCATTTTTTTTAAATAAAATTTGCTATCACTATCAATGATAATAATCCTAAGAAATCGCAGAAAACAAGGTTTGCGCCACCGTGGCGCGAACTGAATACACCACCATATTTTGATCCATCAAATCTGGCGAATCAAACCCGCACGTGTTTTCACATGGAGACATGAATGGCTGTTTTCTGCCAAACGATGAGATAATATTCTTTAGCTTTACCGCCCATTTATAACCCGCTCCACCGTGACGCGGGGTTTCATTTCATCTAATTCATTATAAATAACGATTAGTTAATTTCCGAATATCACGAGGTCTTTCAAACCCAAATCTTTGAGCAAGATCAATATCGAGAATACGAAGTTCGTTTTTAATAAGAACAGAATCAACAAATCTATCCGATGCTATAATTCTAGCATCGCCTAATTCATTAATTAATTCAACATTACCACCTTTTACAACATTTTCAGAAAATGGCGGTTTTCCACCAAAGCTCAAATTTGAGCTTTGGGAGTTTTCCGCTGTTTTTACCACTCATCAGATATGAGGACTTACCCTATTCCCTGTATGATCATAGGTGAGCCCATATTTGGGCTTACCTTCATATATAAACCACTCCGATATCATTCCATTACTGTATAAAAATTATGTGATTTTAGTTTTTTAAATTTGTTCCATTCTGTTTTTTGTTATATTTATTCAACGATTTGTTATTAAAGGATTTAAAGATATGGCTGATGATGACGAGACTAAAATATCCGATACTGAGGAAGAATCTGATATTTTTTTAGAATATATTAATAAAAATTTCCCAAATTGGAAATGTCCTATATGTGGTTTTAATAAAATTTCTTATTCCCCAAAAGCAAACCCAATTACATTCCCAATGGTAAATATGGAAAAAATGGAAGTTCTTTTAGCACAAGGGGTTCCTGCTTATTGGGTTTATTGTAATAATTGTTTTAACATATCGTTTTTTCAAAAAATATTGGTCGATAATTTTCAAAAAATCAAGAATCAAGAACAAACAGAAGATGATAAAAAGCAATAAAGGCTTTTAAAAATGAACAGCAAATTTTATAATAATAAGGTAGTATCAATAAGCGATCGTCATAGTTCTATTGGTTTTAATAAAAATAAGAAAAACGATAATGGTAACGGTGGTGGAGGGAACGATATGGAAGAAAGAATTATCAAATTGGAAGCAGATGTTGGTTCCATCAAAGAAATAGTTAAGAATCATAATAATCGTTTTGATAAAATCGATGATAAATTTGAAAAATTTAATGATAAATTAGGTGAAATAAATAAAAATTTTAATAATGAAATAAATAAAAATTTTAATAAATTAGATGATAAATTAGGTGAATATAACAAACAATTATTCACCATGAATGGAAATCTAGGTGAAATTAAAAATCAATTGACATATACCTTAACATACAAAAATCTTATAAAATATACTTCATCTATTCTCGCATTACTAATAGCTTTTATAAGCATAATAAGTGCTATTGCAAAATATTTACTACATCTTATTTAACTAAAATATTATGGCAATAAAGAAAGCAATTACAGCAGTAAAAACTGCAAGCATGCCAAACAATCCTTTATAGGAAATATAATTTTCTTTTAAATTATCCAATTTTATATTTATTAATTTTTCCGAAGATTCCAATTTATTGGTATTTTCATTTAAATTGTTTTTGATAACTTTGATATCATTTTAGATATTTTGTATTCTCTCTTCCATATTGTCACTATCCATTACTTTATAATAAAATTAGCGAGCCAATCTGATTAGCTGCACCATCGCATATATAAAAGACGGTAAACTTAAGTAGATCAAAAAAATCATCCATAATTTAATGGATTTACTTGCATCAGAAATAATCAATTGCATCAATTCTATGGTGGGAATCTTGTCAAATCTAGCATTAATTTTATCAAATTTATCGTCAATCTTATCAAATTTATCCATGATATACTCCTCTCTCGTAACTGTCATTTCCGATTTTCTTGGCGGCATCAATCATGGTTTTACCGACTTCCACCCAGTCTGATTCTATATTGCATTTACTGTAATCTATTTCCGGCATTTCAAAAGAAAATAACAGGAATTTATAAGGACAAACAATTCCGTCAAAAAATCCTCTTAGAAATCCATTAAATCTTTTGCTTTTCATCTGTAAATTCTCATCAAGGAACATTATTCAATAAATTATACATCATGAAAGACTGAAACAATTATCACATATTAAACATACCCATTAAACTCATAAGATATCTCTGCCTGAAATGCTCGGCGCTTGTATAGGGGTTTTTGTTCCGCTCTATTTTCTGTATGATATCAGCGAGAATGTCAAACCGCTCACCCGTCAGTATATTGAAGACTATAGTGAAGAGATTTTCATTTTCCCGTCTGTAGTCCCTTCTGTTTTCGATGTCCCTGATGATTTCAGATAATCGATATAGTTTGATGAGGTTGAATGTATTAACGGACAGGCCAGAAAAGATTTCAATGCCTGTTCGCTCTTCTGGGGAACAATAAGCAAGACTACTGTAAAAAAAATGATCAGACTCAGGGTTTCGTTGAATTCATCCAAATCGATCATTTTCTTTTCAAACGCTATATCAAGCACTAAAGGTTTTTTACTCTTTTCACCACATGCGATGGAAATCAGGGTTGTTCTGTTTATCTCATCAATGATTTCCCCGCTTTTCTCCTCTCCCGCAACATCTTTCAGGTCAAGCAGTGCTGTCTGGTTGATAAGTAGCGCCTGATCCTCATCGGCCTGCCTGTTGAACCTGATCGCCAGACTCTTGAAAATCTTGTAATGTCTCTCAAAAAACTTTCTCGTGATAGGTTTAACACAAGCCTGTATATTTTCATTGATATCAATGATAAGGTTAAAATCTTTGTCAAAATACATTATAAATCACCAAAATAATCCTGGTTAACACTTACACTTCCAATCAGCTTGAAAGGGACAAAAGCGGTCGATCCGTTTATGGAAACAGAGTCCATGCTGGAAATGCATGATTCCCTGATGGTCAGCTCTTTCATGTTGTAACTGTCAAAATACAGAACCATTTCCCCAAGGTAGCATGCTTTACTTATCGTATCGTGCCATTCCCCATATACATTTGATGTTTTCAGAAGATTTACTGTAGCCTCGATCATATAGTAGTTCTCAACCGATTGAATGATTCCCATCATCCCTCTAAGAATGGTTGTATTGGGACTTGTCTGTGAAAATGAAATTCCCTCAATGCTCAGATGTTTCGCCGTGGCGTTCAGGTTCGGGTGATCCGTAAAAGTTACCTTACTTAATGATTTGTTTATCAAACCATCATATAATGGTGTCAATGCCATGATATCTGTCCTTATTGTGCAATCAGGTCGGTGACCTGCAAAGAAAACCTTATTTTTCGCAATGCCTTCAGGGGACTTACCTCAATGGATATCCCGCCATAAACCTCGTTTTTATAATCGTCTGGATTTTGCGTCACATATTCGTAATATGAAATGGCATCAATCCTGTAATTTGTCTGGATTATCCCGTATGCCGCGCAATTGGATATAATCTGGTTGACCTTTGCCTTTAGCCTGTCAATTCCGTCCTGATTGTAATAGAGGGGATTTATCTTGCTATTTGCAGATTCAATAAGGAAGTTCGTTATATTAGATATCAGGGTAAAGCGTATGTAATCAATTCCGTACCAATAGGTGAAATCATTACCGTCAGTCATGATACCTGGGTAGACAAGACTTCTTGCCCCACTTCCATCATTTGGGGGTGACATGAGCATATTCGTGTAGAAATCGTCCTGTAAATGCCTGTTCGCACGATAATCATCATCTGATAGGGGTTCACTGTTATACAGTCTTCTATAGGTCATGGGATTGACCTTGTTTGTCACGGAAGGCTGGTAATTGGACAATTCGTATCCTATGGCACCAACTCCCATTTGCACCATTGTGGATGAATCATTCGTGGCAAGTGTGAACAGTGACTTGATATTTGTCAGGTTTCTCTTGTTGTCATTTGTAAAATTGGCGAAAGGGATTGCCGCGACCCCATAACATGCCTTGGAATTGCTGTTGTAATCATTTGCCAGCAAAACATACAGGTCATTTGCGGTTGTCAGATCAGACCATACATATCCGGATATGGCGATATAGCAATTATCATTGAGATCTGAAAGACTGTTCCTGTTATTCCCTATATCACGTATCGTTACACTTCTGTTCCCCTGGCTGAACCATCCCTCAACCGTGGATCGCATCTCCATTACGGAATTAGTCCAGGAATCAACAAGATATTTGTCAAGATCATCGGCAGAATAGAGAACCGCCTCGACAGCCTGCTGGTCTCCACCCAGTTTCAGGGCCTTGTTCGCGAATATGATAGCCTTTTGCTGGGGATTTCTTGACAATGCAAGCTGATTTTGTGACAGGGTGATATTTACGACTTCATTACCGCTCACATCTGAGTACATTTTTAACCTCGTTATTAAAATTGAATTTCATGAGAACTGTGGAAATAATTTTCTCTTTTAACGCTTCAGACAGTTTAGCCATCTGGATATAGGAAATATCCACCTCGATTGTCTTTTTCAAAGCTACCGTTCCCGTTTCGACCTTGCTGTGGATTTCATCGACAATTGCCGGTGAGCTCATAAAACCGACATAATTGTAGACCATGCTCCATTTTTCCAGGTTACTTAGAAAAATCATGGTCTGTTCATTGTCATAACCATATAGGGTAAATGTCACCTTTTCGGTGACCAGTTTACCAATGTATGTATTTCCATCCACGGTTTCGTATGCTGTTGCGGATGAAAGAGCTTCTGTATCACTAACATTTATTGAAATATAGGGCGGTTTTTTATTGTATGGCGTCAACCATCCTGGATACATGTCATAATGATCCTGGAAAAGATCAAACAAACCCATCGAGAACATGATAAAAAGGGGAACAGAGGAACTGAACTGCATATTCCTGTTCCTGAAATCGTCTTCCGTATCGAGAAACGTGTTTTGCATCTGCGGTTCGACAATATGGGCTATATTATGGTATATCCCACTCTGATCCGCGTTCTCTCCCGTTTTTCTCAATACATAAAGGCTGTCCTGATAATTGAACACCTTTATTTCATCAATTCCATCTTGAGAGAAATTGAACAATGATTCCCTGGTGGTGATCAATATCGTGGATTCATTCCTGAAACTGTCTTCCTCCTGGTACAATTCATCCGTTTTATGGATCATGCTCTCGATGGATTTTTCTCCACCATGCAACTTAATCCAGTAGACAAATCCCTCAAAAGGCAAGACCGCACGCTTATAGGTCGTGAAACTTATTGTCTGTCCATCTTTTAGAAAATCCACTCCATTCCTTAGAATATTGGCATAAGGTGAATCAGACATTATTTGAATGTTCCCCAAACCTTCAATGAACTTTCATATAGACCCGTATCCACAAAAGATGGCCTTCTCTGTCCCTTTGCATTATTTTTCAGGCCACGACGTTTTTGTTTGAGACGATGCGTGACACCTTTCAGAGCCGCTTTTGTCGGGACACCAGGTATTCCCACTCTCTCGACCTCCCGGGAACTGATAAACTTTTTCAAGTCATGTTCTATCTTGGAAAAAGCGGTGTAAAAAGCGCCATTATCAGGATGATTTCCCTCAATGACATCCTGTATGTTGCTGATCAGGGCGTTTTTGAGATGACCCTGCACCTCATCATTATGGATTTCGATAAATTTTCCCATTATCCCGTATTTTTTTTCAAGAAGTAGGGCAACGGAAGCCGTTGTACTGTTATCGTTATAATCATAAGGAATATTGAGAACACCGAGATAAATCTCATCCAGCATCTTAATTCAGCCCCCATATGCTGCCATATTGCTGCATTATATTGAAATACTCTCTACCGTAAGGGGTTCTTAGGGTATCGAGATCAAACGACGAGATGTTTTTATAAAAATCAGGAACCAGCATGGAAGCCGCTGTTGTGTTGTCACTGGCGTTCTGGACAATTCCATTGACTGGATTTTTATTGATATTCATATTTTCCAGGATATTTTTATTGATAAAACCATAACCGTTATCAATACATGCTATAATGAATTTATGAGTTGTATAACTGTATAGAGCCGATTTATAGATAAACGGATCAATAGACAGCAATCTTTTCAATACCACCGCATGAACGGAAAAATCATAATAAAATCTTAATATATTTATCAGACTGGTATTGTTATCAATATCTTCCTCAGTAAGTCCCAGAGATTTGAAAAACATCAGATAATCGTCAAATGATGCCTTTTTATCGTTCATTATTGATAGGCAACCGAGAAAAGAGCCTCGAAATTGCTTCCATCTTCATACGGATTTTGTTGGACAATGGAAGTCCCGAGATTTTTAGGATCATTCAAAAGTTCATTGAGAAGAGAGTTTTTATTCAGATTGATCGCAACACCGGACATGATACTGGCATATTTTGACAATGATTCAATTCTTCTCTCTTCACCCGTGTGTTTGACGCAGAAATGATAATGATATTTCAGTTTCTGCAACTCTTCATTGGTGAAATCCTGATCAAACCGATAGGTAAAACCAGAATACCTGGTATTTTTCAATGAAGGTTCATATTCCTGCAAACCATATTCATAAATCTGCCGTAACAGACTTTTCAGGCTTTCTGTATCCGTATCCTTGTAAAATCTTTTATACGAGAATCTTGGCAAATCAAAAGTGAAAGGGAATCTTTCACCAATTCCCTTCATTGAAAATGTAAACCGGAAATTCTGTGGACGAGCATTTAGAATAAATAATTCCGACATTGTTATTCCTTAATTATTTTTTTGTATTTTTAAGGTCAGGTTCTGACGATTTTGTTTTAAGGTCAGGTTCTGACGATTTTGTTCCACCGCCACCATTTGAAGTGTTATTATTGTCTGATGGTTTTTCTGGAGCCTCGGCAAATGCACTGATAATCGTGAACGCTTCTGGACGCAAAACCCATCCGGGCGTGATCTTCATTTCACTCTGCATATGCATACTTGTTCCTGGAAGGGGTGTTATGAAAAGCACCGGAGCGGCTGCATCCGTGTACATTGCGGAACAATCGTTTATTGGCTGCAATCCACCATTTCCCTCACCGAAATAGTTTGTGTTGGCAGGCGTGAAAAAAGGGTTTTTCGTATTGAATTGCCTTAGACAGACAATGATTGCATCGGCTCCATTGGTTCCTTTGTTTTGCAATGTGTCATCATATGTCCAGAATATTTTTTCACCACTGTCCTCGAGGATTTTATTGACGGTACCCTTTACGGTATGGGTTCCACCACCAGGACGTTGATAGGATGTAAGCTCGACAATTTTTGCTGTTTCAAGTTTTTTCAGACATCTTTGCGGACCGAGGATTGTGAATTCATTTGCCCGTCCGGATTGATTGGTTCGTGCGGTGATATCGGCAATCACGTTCAGCAAAAAGGTCGCGATCTCTCCGGCATCCTGTTCACGTATCCCGATATTTCCATTCTTGTCCGCAGGCAATGCCGTGTTGAGAATATTTGGCCCGTTCAGAATTCCCTCGCCATATTCAGGCTGGATACCATGTAGCAAACCATCACGCATCTGGTTGAAATTAGCCTGGAAAAGGGCAATTCTCAATATTTCAGGGGTTGACAGACCATAGGTTGCCGCAGCCGCTGTTTCATGCCGGTTATAAATCGCCCTGTTTTGCAATAGATAGGTTGGACACTCCAATTGTCCAAGGATAATATCTGGATCCGGAATCTCATTTTGTGAATCCTGTGATATTGTCGATTTTGTCTTGATCCCCATCCGGTTCATATAGACACGCTGATCGGCAAGACCCAATCGTGGCTTGAATGTCCCGTCCGGTAAAACCGCGAAAGCCCCTGATGACTGGGCCTGATCAATCAAGATGCCTGGTTCGACATAGGCAGGTGTCACTCTTTGTCTTGCTGGTGCTAAAATAGCCATTTTCTATTTCCTTATTAAAGTTCTATCAATGCGCAGGTTTCACCATCGCGCCATTTGTATTCATTGTTTTCGATTGAAACGACCCGACTGTTGCTTAGGGCGATACTGTGCAATGCAACATTCAATGGGGTCGCGCTTCCTGTGGCTTCAATCAACATATTCTTGTTAAAATCCCATGAAAGCTTCACGTCGGTAACTGATCCATCAATCTTTGTTCTCAGATTTGGATCGCATTTCACGGCGAGTTTCACCCTACTTCCCAGTTTTACCGTATTGATCGTTCCACCGCCTGTCATGATCTGTACATCATTATTCCCGACGATCATCAGGTTGTTCGACTGGTTGAAAATAGTGAAACCGTTTATTTTATCGATAGTTGTTGCAAGCTCTATGGTTGGTGAAATGGATGAATTGATGGCCGCTACTGAAATGGTGATCGGCAATCCACCGTAATAGATATTGCTATCAGATTTTTTTATTCTTCCAGCCCTGTATCTGAAATGGGTATCAGGTTCGGCCATTGCCATTCCCTGCAATAACCCGTCACTTGATATATAAAATGAGTTTCTGGCGGTTTGAACGCCCTGCAATACTAAATTAGCCATGTTTATGATCCCTTATTTAAAACGTGCCAGCCTGTCATCATAACCACCAAATGAATCAAGATAGGCTTTTGGTGAACCTATTGTTCTCTCAATGATTTTTCCGTTATCTCTTTCCCTGATCGTTCTCAGTTTCTGTGAATCCTCTGCCCGCACCTTGTTTTCATCAATAACAGACTGGATTATTTCCGGTATTGCCTTGTCCAGCAGTTTCTTGTTGGATACGATATTCTTCAATCCTACGGCCTCCCAATCCTTGCTGTATGAAATCATTGGCCCAAGAATTCTCCGTGCATAGGCTTCGGATGTTTCATTCGAGTATGGAGGCGGTGTCTCCTTGCCAAGATAAATATATGCGCTATCACATTTCGATCTCAGGATACTGTTTTTCTCCTGTTCCTCTTCACCGGAGGAATCATTGTTTGAAAGTTCCTTGGACACGGCTAATCCATCTTTTATTTCTTCTTGCAATTTTTTTTCACCAGTTTTTGCGTCTTCGCCATTTTTTTCTTCTGGTTCAGCATCTTTTTTAGCCTTACCGTCATTTTTTTCAGGTTCTTTAGCGCCTTCTCCTGATTCCGTCGCATCTTTTTTTTTATCCATAGCGACGCTGGCTTCATTCTGCTTGGTAAGATTGCCGAAAAATTCCTTTAATGTATTTACGAGATCATCCTTGGTTACATAATCTTTTGATCCGGATCCCTCATTTTCGGCATCATTACGCCTATCCTTTTTTTCCTCTTCGGAATCTTTCTTTCTATCTTCCTTTACAGGTTCCCTGTTTTCCTCGCTATCGATACACTTGTCATTTTTTAGGGCTTTCGCGCAATCCTCGAATGCTTCCTCTATTTTCTCAAGATCCTCGTTACGCAACTTGTCATCGTCCTCGTAATCCTGGGCTTCCTGGATTGCATCCCTCAATTTTCTTTTTTTACCGGCGATAAACGTTCCGTCACGTCGTGCGTCACGACGACTGTATTCCTTGTTGAGATCAATCAGCTTATTGACTTTTTCATATATCTCATCAAGCCGTGTTGATAAATTTTCATCGGGCATAATTATGCGTGTTCCTTTTTTGTTTACATGATTTACTGGCGAGTTTATTCCTGGTATCGCCCTACCGCTTTTATCCCAAACACCCTTTCCCACAATTGCGAGATGATCCACGACAAAAGGACTTCCCTCGTATAATGCCCTGATCTTTGAATTGATAAGGACAGGAAAGTTTTTCCTGTTTGTAACGGACGGTGATGTGGAATAAATCTCCTTGGTCAGCAATATGCCAAACGGGATATTGAATATCTTGGCTATTCCCCATAATTCCTTCCCGAATATATATGGATAGATTATGGTTCCGACCTGCCTGTTTCTAAGATATTCCGCGTTTACATCATCTTCAGGATGATCGAAAACAACCTTCACACCCTGGCATAGATTGATGAATTTTCTACCAAGAAAAACATTTGGATCACGATAGGTGATCTCTTTCATCCCTCTTTTTTCCGTTCCCCTGACTGATATCTCCGTACCGGTGATACGCATGTCAAAAAGGAAATTTCCGTTGAAATATTGAGGTGATGCCAGTTTTCCCCTGGCAATAGCTTTCGCTATATCATTTTCATCATATTCGAACCATTCCAGCGCCTCCCTGACACTCGTCATGATATTGTCGGGAAGTTTTCCTATTTTGAAATATCCATATTCCGTCAATTCATCATTGAGGGAAATATTTTCGGGTTTCTTTGTAAGATCAAATGGTAGTATGGATACGAATTTATTCTTGCCTTCCCATATATTGACAAATGAATCGCATGAGAACTCAAGTTCGATCCCCAATTCCTCACGTGTTTCCCTGGACGCTCCAATGAATGGATTTTCATTTTCTTTCAGATAGCCACCGGGGAAACTCCATAAACCATTATCTTTTCGTCTGACAAGCAAAACCTCGTCACGATAGATAATCATCGAGCAGGCGATTAAATCAACCATTGATATATTTTTTTCCTTTTTCTGTCAGCATATCAATAGGCAAATCCCGTAGACTGAAAAGATAGACGCCATAACACCTGCAAAAGGGAAGCTGGCCAAACCCGTCAACATCCTCGATATATTGAACGTTCGTTTTCCTGACATATCCATTCCGGACAAACGGATTGTTCTTCAACAGGAAAATATGGCCATCACGTTTCTTGTGATCCAGTCGATAGTTATATCCTGTCTCTTTCCAGTGGCTTACCCATTTGACAGCTATTGCACCCTGATCCCTTGCGATTGAATTATTGACAGCCGCCGTGAATTTATGACCCTGATCAATCAACACGCGCCGATTTTCAAATGAAAGACTTTTTAGGGGCTTCAACAAATCACTTGATAATGTTTTAATTGATTGGGACGGTTTTCCCTCACCCCTCGTCGGTATGGAAGACACCCATCCACTGAACCTTCTCAAGGTTGCCTGTATCTGCTCATCCCTTTTCAGTCTGATCAGATTTGCTGAAAGCAATACATGCTCTTTTAGAAAATCTCCTGATCTGGCGGATAATTGGGCCTTGTTGAAATCAAGTTTCCTTATCTTGAAATTTTTCCTGTAAGAGGATACGGTCAGATTCCTCTTCAGAATATTGGAGAAGAACGTGTTGATCTGGTGCCGTGAAAAACTGACAACACCATTATTTAGAAGTTCAGACAACCTTTCCTGCCATTTTGACAGCATGTCATCCGTAATTTTGACATTATGGACAACCTCATTCTCAACCTCCTTGAAGAAATACAGCAATTGTCTATATAGCGACATCTTTCTCTTCTTTTGGCTCTTCTGATTCTTTGTACAGGTAATTGTCAACTATGCTTTGTCTGAGATCATCCTCATCAACATTCAGCTTTATTTTATTCAGGCTGCGAAGGTTGTTGACGCTGTCAATCAGCCAATTGGTCAATGTCGCCTGCATATCGGCTTCCACTTTCGGGAATACACGATCATATACATCAACGATCATTTCCAGTTTCTTCTGGTCACCCTCTGCAATCTGGCTTTCAGATTCAGTCAGAAATGACGGGAAACTGTAGGAAAAACTTTGCTTAAGGGAATAAAAAACCTGCCAATATTGTTCTATGGTTATTTCCTCATCATTCTTGCTTTTGAAGATATCACCATTTTCCTTGTTAAGCGCCTTTAGATAATCGAAATTCCACGCCATGCGCATGACAAAATTGTCAATGAATTGATAGGCCCCACGTTCCCATTCACGAATTGATTCAATGAAACGTCCTACATGTTTCGTATCCTCGCTTCCCTCACCAAAACCCTGGGTAAATCTTTGCTGTCCAAGAATTATGGTTGGAATATCCGAGGCATTGGCAATGTCTTCAAGAATATGGTTTCTGGCCATATCAAGAGACCCGTCAATATTCTGTAGATTTAGAGATTCAATGGTTGTCGATGCCCCGACTGAAAGAACGTCATTCGTTGAACCTGCCCTTAACAGTTCACGTTTGATTCCCAGTGATCTGCTGGTGAGTTCCGTGGCGGTACCGACATCATTTTCCTTGGCTATTATCAATCCGCATTTTTTTGCAACCATGGCGTCCGCATTATTGACGTAAAGCCATGCCTTGAGCAGATGAATACAGTTTTGGTAAACGGAACGTCCCGTAAAACCGAATGCGCTTGTACTGAACTCGTTATAGAGAGGATCACCATTACTCAGAATAAACGAACGGTCTTTCGCCAGGGCCATACCGCTTCGCAACACATCCTCAACCTTGAGAAAATTCTCGCTCATCAAATCCTGGTTGTTTGATGCCGATCCTGCAATATTCATGGCGTCATAAACAATCGGGGTTATTTTCAAATCTGCCCAGTTTGTATTTACCGGAAGAGGTTCATGGTCGTTATATCCGTCCACTTTTAGAAACAGCGCTGAAATACCGCATAATCGAGACATTGTCGCCAAACGCCGTATTATATTTTTAAACCCGTACCCATTCCATACCTTGATAAATTGTTCAATCAACTCATCGCTTTTTGTCTCATGCTTGACGCTTATTATCCGTTCCTGTCCTATGGACAGATCAATAGGAAGGTCAATAATACGCTTGCCCAGGGGATGATACATGTAAATGGATTTACACAATCCATAGCTTAGATAGTTTGCATCGAAAAACTGCGCCTTGTCAGTATCCTCATCAAACCTGTCAAGCAACTTTGAATATAATCCGGAATTGTTATAACCGCTATTTCCGAAATTATCATTAGACATCTATTATTGAATCCTTCAATCCCAACGCAACGCCATATGCAAAAGCATCCAGAAGGTCATCCTGTCTTTTATCAGCCTCCTTGTCTGAAAGCTGGAAAGAGGTGATCTGTCTTATAAGATGATTTGCCGATGCGTTCCTGAATGTTTTTACCTTGTTGAAAGCCGCTTCTGTTATCTTTACCTGTCCATTTTCCACAACATCAGAAATAAGCAGACATCGACGGTCTTTCCCGAGAGCAGTTAATTTCGAATCAATCGCACGAACCTTGTGTCTTTTACGATAACCATCCTGAAGAACAATGGTACCGGCGGCCTTGTCCTCGATATACATATTGATGAAACCGTTGATTGCCTTTGTTTTTACCGCCCATTCCTCGCCCTGCTCCAGCAATCTCGGTATCCAGTCGACAATCATGGATCCCTCATATTCAACCAGATCCCAGTCAAGCAGGTATAGATTTTTAGGTTCATCGTATAGATTTAGCCCCCAAAAACATACTGCCGTTCCATCCTTGTCAATGCCACCTTTCATGGTGGTATCCATTGTCGCAAAAACGGATGTGACATATTCCGGTATTTTTAGCGGTTTTTTGTCAACAAGCATTTTTTCTATCTCGAAGAAATACCCGTAAGATACAAAATCACCTTCCCAGATATGCTGGTATTTACTGATGCTGTCCTTTCTGCATCTCAATCTTTCATTATCAAGACTTTTTGGAAACCATGGATTGTCACGCCATGTCACCTTTTGAATTATGAATTTTTCCCTGGAATAGTTCAAAAGACTGTTTTTGAGCAACTCAATCGCATCAGTGGGTTCATCGGGATTCCAGCTGAACCATAGTTCAGATTTTTCCTTTCTTATCGTTGGAATTAGAAACTCGATGCTTTTCTGGCTAATAGATTGAGCTTCCTCAACCCATACAATATCAACACCTTCCAGCGATTTCATGGATGAAAGATTGCGTGCCAATCCCTTGAAAAAGAAATTGCTTCCGTTAATCCCGTTTATTTCTGTATCCGTAATTTTGAAAAGATGGTTTTTCCTGAATTTGTTAATCGTGTCAACCAATAGCTGATACACTGATTCCTTAATGGATTGCTGGAATTCACGGGCGCATAAAACACGTATCGGACGCGTTAGGGAAATAAGGATCAACATCTGGGCAAATGCCCATGATTTTCCTCCTCCCCTGCCACCATAATACAGCTTGTATCTCGCCTCCTCTTTTAAACGGCAAAAAACCCTCGGTATTTCAACATGTATGATATCATTCATCATCTTCTTTGTATTTTGGCGGGTCTTTAAAAGTAACTATAACATTTTTGCTGTTACTCATGCTCCCGTCAGAACTGGAATGGTCAATCCGCTGTTTCTCGCTATATTTTTTTGGATTACGCAACGCCATCAATTTAAACAGCGTGCTTATCTTCACATTCGATGCATTCGCGTTTTGTGGATTAATATTGTCAATGGCCTCAATAATCTTGTCCTCATACCAATCAGCACCCAATTCTCGCGCGCGCGCATATTGGTCGTGAAAATCCCTGTTTTCCTTACACCAGTTCATCACCGTTGAACGATGGGGAATTCGTTCATCCTTGCATATTTCCCTAAGACTTTTACCTTCGCTTATCTGCTGGCAAATAGTCCTTGCTATTTGTTGGCTATATTTAGAGGGTCTTGCCATCTTTAATGAATTTCCAATGAAAATAAAAAATGCATTCCATAATAAGGAACGCATTTGGAAAAGTTTAACTAATCACCTTGTCTTGTTTCAACATCACACATAAAAACAAAGAATTCATAATTCAGTATTTTTTCTTTTAGAAAACCTGATAATTCGATGTATTTTTCATTATCAGGAAAAAAACTCTTGTCCCAAACAAGATTGGGAAAAATCGTATTACCTTTGCAACTTGTTATAAAAGGTTTGAAATCTTCAATTAATCCCATAAATCTAAAGATATTGAATAATGTAACCGCTCCATATCCCTTATTGTATTTATTGATTTCTCTTATGATATCAATTTTATAAGGATAGTCTTTTCCATAATTACCTATGGAAATTATCAACGGATAATTATCAAAAGGATATACAATTGACCAATCAATATGAATGATATTCGCACATTTGTAATATCCAACAAATCGATTATCAAATACCAGTTTTTTTTCACGATAGAGTTTAACCAACTCACGCACTGATATTTTTTTCAGTTCATTATAGGGAGAAATTTCATTTGAAACTCTTTTTTCCAACAAGGAAATAATATCATGGTTATCGTTTTTGACTACACATGTCATTATACATCTTCTTTTTGATAAATTATAAAATATTAATATGGAGATATATCGTTTAAAATGGACAAAACAGAAAACCCGCCAATAACAGCGGGTTAATAAATATTAAATGCAAAAAATTATTAAAAGGTCATTATAAAAATGGATAAATTAACATTAAGACTACCCGTCACATATTAATTAATTTATCCATTTATTAATTATTTATCACAAACTTTAGTCTTTGCTAAAGACACTTATCCTATTTTGATAAAAATGTATCATACGAGTTGAACTCGTGCAAGTATTATTTTTAAATAATTAAATTTTTCTACATATTTTCCATTATTTCCTCAAGTCGTATACAGGCCGAATTAATATTCCCGTACAGTTTATTTTTCTCGATATTCAAACGTTTTCCTATTTCCTGACAATCCATATTTCCTATAGAAAGCATGACAATGATATCGCTGTTGAATATACCCAACATATTCCTGATCTCGAAAATCTTTTCAAATGCACGGCTTTGCCTGAATGTTGGTTCAAAATCACGTCCATATCTATGTTTGTTATGGAAAAGATCGCTGATTGTCGCATATATGTTCTTTGTCATTCCAACAGACTGTTCACACAATATCGCGAACCTGTCCAGGCAATCCCTTTGTTTCTGAGTTATTACGCAACGACTTAGAAGCCTGTCATACGAACATTGACGACGTATTCTTGTCTCTTTCTGCTTTGGATTTTCCGGATTTACACCTATGTCCAGGACAATTTCACGTGCCGTAAACCGTTTTTCAAGGTTATGCAACTTTATAATCGGTGGAATTGACCTGGTATTCCTGTTTTTTCTTGCCATGCTCTAAATATTCCATTGTCTGATCAGTTTTTAATGGATATGCGATCCAGTTCTGCGGTCGGTCTTTTCCATCCATGGTCGAACACGAACCATGCATAGGTCTGGGTTCCGCTGTTTCTTGAAACATTCTGGTAATCGCCTGGATACATCGTGATCCTCTCGACGAATGTATGAACCCGTGCAAGCTTGCCAAGCCTGAACAGATCCTCGCGTGCCATTGATGCATAGAATGTTATGTTGAGGAACAGGTAGACACGGTGTCTTGACTGTCTCAACGCTTTCCATGCCATCTTTTCAGCATGTTTGTATGGCGGATTGGATATTATGCAATCCCACCGCTTTTCATTTTCATACTCAAGAAAATCCCGTTGCTGGAAACGGGTTGTTCTATAACCCCTGTCCTCGATATCTCCACCCTCGACATTATGATAACCATGTTCATAAAGGGTATTGAGTATGTTTCCCTTACCACAGCATGGATCAAGAATTGTGTTTCCCAACCCACCGTATATTTCCTCCGCCCTGATCAGTGCTCTGGTACATTCCACAGGCTCGACGTACCAGTCATTTTTCTCACGTTCTGTCATTTCAAATTTCCTAGAAAGGTATTCCGTCATCAGGAAAACCGTCATTGTTTCCCGACGAATTCTGGTCACGTCTATGATTGCCGATATTTATGAGACTTCCCTTGTAATCGCTTACAACAATCTCGGTAACATGCCGTCTGTTTCCCATATTGTCGTCCCATGTGCGGGTCTTGAGCTTGCCCTCCATGTAGACCTGATCACCCTTTTTAAGGTATTTTTCCGCATATCCAGCCATATTATCGCTAAAGACAACGATCCTGTGCCAATCGGTCAGCGTTTTCGTTTCACCCGTATTTTTGTCCCTGTATCTTTCACCAGTCGCAACAGACAACAAAGCAACTTTACTTCCCTGCCGCGTTGACTTCATTTCAGGATCACGACCAAGACGACCGACAATGATTACCTTGTTTATGCTACCGGACATAAATCGTTTCCCTTTTTTATTCTTAGATAAGCTTGATCCAGGTATTTTTTCTCTTTTTCGATCATCCATCCTGACCTGTTGTTTAGTAATGCGGATAAAACCACAGATCCAACGCCACCAAATGGATCAAGTATATTGTCTTTCTCTCTTGTCAAACAAAGAACAAAATTATTGACCAGTTTCAAAGGTGACTGACAAGGGTGATCCATCTTTTCAGGATTGTTTCTCGTGATATTTGGTGTATCAACCAATTCATGTTTGAAACTGTCCGCTATCCAGAAATCCGTAGGATTTTTACCCAGTTTATTACAGCTGTAACTACCTTTGTTTATTCCCTTGTAGGCTTTCTTTTTAGGATATTTTTGTGGAATACGTACAGGATCAACATTAAAGTAATATTCCCTATTTTTCGTGAACCATAGACACGTTTCATATCTACCAGAAAACCGTTTGCTGCAATTATATCCCCAATTGTAGTGCCAAATTATCCTGTTCTGGAAATAGAACCCTTCATTTTCAAACAATGGAAAGAATTTGATATCAAGAGGAACTCTCCTGTCTTTTAATACCCAATTACCCAATTGGAAAACTATGCTTCCATTTGAAGTTAACAATTCACGGCATTCTTTAACAACACCACTCATGTATGATGAATAATCTTGCCAATCTAATATGATTTTTTCATATTCCTTACCAATATTGTATGGAGGTGATGTAAAAATGAGTTGGAAATGGTTTTTCGGTAACTTCTTCAGTTCCGATAAAGCATCCCCATGAATTAATTTCGCTTTACCGGACATCTTATTTCCCCACCAGTTTGCTTATCTGTTCGTAGCTCATTCCTGAAACAATAAGCTGTATTTTGTAAAAATGTGGGATGATTACGGAAAGTATAATCAATATTGATAAAATTATGACAGGTATGGATAATATTTTAATATATTTAAAACAATTTTTTTTAATAGATTCATCTTCATCTATATAGACAATATATATAATAAGCATACTAGCTAATAATATCACTACAAAAGGAACGCTAATATCTTTAATAAAACCACATAAATCATATAAAATAACATACATGGTTTTTGCATGGTTAATCGCGTTTATGTCCATTTCCATAATCCTTTAAATAAGCATCCAAATCCTCCATGACCGGAATTCCATATTCCTTCATTAATGGAACAAGAAAGTTGTTGAGTGCAAAAAGCCTGTTTTCCAATGTTTCTTTTGATACTTTTTTATTATTGCAATACTTGCCAGGATTTGTTGATCTTTCCTGTATTTGTAAAAGAACAAGTGTCAGATGGGATGAAATAGCCCTGGACAACTTTTCATTGCTCTTTAACATCGCGTATATATCAAAAACAACCTCATCGATTTTATCCTCGTTTTCAGGGGATATTTTGATATTATAGTTTTTTGTAACCTGTTTGTTTTCCATCATGCCACCTTTCCTTCATCATTTTTGATCAGACCGTTTTGAACAAGATATCTGTAAGCCGATGGCTTGTGATGCTCCAAAAACTTGATATACCAACCACTCCTGTTTTTCTCTTTCTTGAAATTGAGAATTACTGCCTGGTCATCGGATGAAAGTCTTTTGAACATTTCATCATCATCTTCATTGCACCATTGATGCTCATAGGTTTTTTCATGACCTGGATATGACTGCGATGGGTTTTTCATCCTGTTTTTTATAATAGCCGTGATGTATGGGATCGGATTGTTTCCGTGTATCCCATCCATGATTGCACCGTTCACCAATCCTGCATTTCTGTTGGTCTGCCTGAACCATCGCTCGACTGTCTGATAGCACAGGATTTCTGACAACCTTGTTTTTTCACAGAGAAGTCTCACGCTTTTCGTGAATAATTCCGTATTTGCATTGATAGGAACGACCTTGTCATTTTTATCAACAGACCGGTCATCAGGTTCAAGGGGGGTTTGGGGGGATGAATCTTCTATATGATTCTTATCTATTCTATTCTTATATGAGTGTTTTTGTTTTTGGCTGTTTTCCTCACTTTTTTTATGTAAGCTTACAGTATCCCTACAGTATGCTTGCTGTATACCTACAGTTTTCCTACCGCATGTTTTATGCAAGCCTGCATTTTCATCGTTATTTTCATGAGCCATTCTTCGTGAATAGATGATACCGTTTTCATCAACGGAACAGACGTTTTTCTCTTTCAGTATATCAAGCTGCCTTTTAACGGTGCGTGTATCACAATGGATCATCTTTGATATTTCAAGAACGGTCATCGGTCTGCCGTTTACCTGCAGATATCCCCGACGCTCGCTATTGAACATGAGACACAGGATATCCATCCAGAACCCCTTTGTGACAAGAGAGCAGGACTGGAGAAGCCCATCGTTTCTCCATTCATTCCAGAAAAACCGGCTCCATGTGTATTCTCTTTTGTTTACAGGTCTTGACATTCATGACCCCCATAAACGACTAGGTCATTTCCATCAAATTTTTTAATCTTTACACACGTGATATTATGAATTACTTTTGTCATCGCTCTTACTTTCAAAGAGTTGGGCATTGTGGGGAGTCTCGTCGTCCAAACTCTGACCCCCACAATTTAGTGTTTCCTGTCTATATTTATTCATCGTACATACCCAACGCATGACGATAGACATCAAATAGATTTTCCTGTTCATCAACCTCAGATGGTGTCTTTTCCCGTGCCTTGATTATCCTTCTGATCACCGGAACATCAAATCCGGCAGATTTTGCCTCGGCATAGATATCCCTGATATCACTTGCCAACCCTTTTCGTTCCTCTTCCAGACGCTCGATACGTTCAACAATTTTCCGGAGACGATCAACGGCTATACCTCCGGCTTCCGGTTTATTTTCAGTTCCGTTCATAAATTGTATCCTTTCTTGATTGTCATGTACTTTTCTAGAACATTCTCGTTTTTCTTTTCCGCGTATGTCTTGTTTTTCCTGCACATGACAAGTCTTTTCAGGGCATAGACATTGACACCATGTCTTTCAGCATTTGAATAGATTCTCCTGATATCCTCGTTGATGCATTTTTTATCAACCTCGAAATCCTCTATTTTATCGACCGCCTCGCATAAATGTTTCCTGAATTCCTGTTCACTGACCATTGTTTATCTTATCCTTTATATCGTTAATCCTGATAATATTTTGGCGAATACGGTCTTCAAAAAACCTTAATAATTTATGGGATTTTTCATTTATCCAATAAAATACTTTCGTAAAAAGATAATAAACTTTATTTTCCAGTATTATTACCCAAAACCCTAGATAAAGTGTTAGATAGATCAATTAGTCTCTCCTTATCTTCTCGGTTCAAGTATTCTAAATTCCTGTTTTTTTTCTGAATGATAAAAAGTTTATGTTCCATGTTCCTACAGGCCTGATCCATTAACTTTGCATGGGATTTTTTCAGGCGTTCCCATATAAAAGCTGGTATTACACGCCATTCTCCATAATAAATTCTCTTGATCTGCCTATCTTCCAAACCTGTTTTTTTTGATAGTTGATAGAATGAATTTTGAAGCGTTGTTCTGGGTTCGAGATCAATAAGCTCATTTATCATTTCCCTGGAACGTATATTGATTAGTTCAGCATCCAATTTTCTCTACTCCTGAAAATTTTTCTAAAATCATGAATTGCTAATTGTTATTATGGTGCAACAAAAATATCAGGATTCAATAAACGAGCTAGGTAATTTGATGGAATGTTCATTCGCTTTATCAATAATGTTTTGCACTCTCCAACTAGGTATATTATTTTTCTTTTTCCATATAAAAATAGTTGCAATCGGAACGCCAATTTTTTTTGACATATCAGTTAATCCTCCAAAAGAGTTCACAATATCTTTCACATAATATTTTTTGTTTTGATCATTTTTTTTCATAATGATCACATATTATACTTTTTAACAGAAATTGAAATAAATTTTTTATGATTTTTCGAAAAAATAAATTTTTCCTTTAAAATTTTCATAAAAGATTTTTCTTTAAAATTTTTTTATAGTCAAGATATGGAAAATAAAATTAATAAAAAATGGTTTATACAGGCTATCAATGACGCCGGTTTTAAAACAATGATGCAGTTCGCTGATGCTGTGGATCTGGATTCAATAAAACTGAGCAATATATTAAGTGGTAAACGCAAGTTAAAACATAAGGAAATAAAGAAGTTTTCCGAAGTTTTATGTAAAAATATAACTGAAATAAGAATCGCATTGGGTGAAGATGCAAGCGATTATTATGAATATTTTTTAAACGGTTTTTTAAATGAACAGGATTCTATCGAATTATGTCGTTTGGATAGAAAGATAAAACTTCCTTTCACTTTATATGCAGGAAATCTTATCGAGGTAAATACAAATTCATATCAGCCTTTTCTTAATCATGGGGATATCATAGGCTACAGATTCCAGAATATATCAAATGACTATAATTCCTATATAAACAGAATAATGATAGTTGGCCTAATAAATGGCGGTATCGTCTTGAAAAAATTTTTTCCAACCAATCTGAATAATGATCTCTGCACACTGATGTCCTTATCCGTTAATACGCCACCCATTATAAATTCTAAAATTTTATGGGCCGCTCCAATTGATTTCATAATACCGAATTCAAATCACTGAACATAATATTTTATGTTTTTATTAAAGATTTTTATATTTTTTTCGAAAAATCATAAAAAATATCTTGAATATTTAAAATAATCTTAATATTATACCTCTATAAAGAAAATTATATAGGTATAAACCAATGAATAATTTCATTTATTTTGGTAAGGATTATTTTTAATGTCCAAAAATAAACACCATGAAGTAAAATCATTATGGCTAAATAAAAAACAGGTATGTATAAGATTGGGACATATTTCCTATACAACACTTGATTATCTCATAAGTGATAATGGTTTCCCACATGGGTTCAATGCAAATGTGGTTAAATTTCACAAGTGGTTTATTCCCGAAATTGAAAAATGGGAAGAAATGAATTGCAATCAGAATAAAATACGTGATTGCAATGCTAATAATAGCAATAAATCTTACATAGCAGCATAAGATTTTAAATCTATTACCATAAGCCTTATTCACAAGGTAAATGAACTGTTCGTCAATTAATTTATTACTTTATAAGTAAATTACTTGTCAAGCAAAAATTACGTATAACGTTATGTTTTCAGAAATACAAATAATCGATAATGCATTAGGAGGAATCTTAATGCAGAATAATATCAAAAAATGGCGAGATAAGATTGGTAAAACACAAGAAGAGCTTGCTGACTATATGAATGTTAGCGTTCCTACTGTATCAAGATGGGAAACGGGAGTTAATGATGTAACCTTAACAAGATTAAAGAATATTGCTGAATATTTTAATATAACAGTTCCTGAGTTGCTTTCTGATCCTGAAGATATCACACGATTTTTTAAAGCAAGAAGAATAAGTGAAAATATGGATAAAGACACTTATAACGCATGGATTGAAGTTGGAAATATTATGCAAAAGAAAAAATAATTTACTTTTAAAGTAATAAAACATTTGACATTAATATTACTTATAGAGTAAATTAGAATCATAAAGAAAACAAAAAAAGACCGAGTTGCCGCTCGATCTTTTTCCTAACCCCTAACTAGGAGTAAAACTAAAATGTCTTTCATCAATACATTAAAAAAAATGTTTTGTCCAGAAAATTCTTCCAATGAAATCGATAGCCGGTATGACAATCATGATTTTGATATCATTCGTTTTTATGAATCAGAAATACTGGAAATGAAAAACAAGATTTGTTCATTGAAAAGCGATATCAAAAAACTGGAACGTTGTGAAATAAGGATAGCCGGTCTCAATAAGGAAAGGGCAGAACATTACCGTTACCAGCGTGAGAAATATGAACGTCAGGTTAAAAAACTGCAAAACAGTATCTCTTTAAGAGAGACGATACTTGATGCAAATCATTCAATTTGTGGAATGAAAGGCATAAATGGCCATGCATGACACTGATATAGACAGTTTCCTGAAAGAGAAACATAACAACCTGATCAAACCGATTTTCAATGAATATGTTCAGATCATGAAAAGAAAGGATATTCCTGATGATCATAGATTGTCTGAAACTGTATATACATTGAACAGGTTCGTGAATGCGATAAAATCGTTTACGGAACTGGCAAAATCAAAGCTAACTGAAAACATGCAAAAAGACGGTGTCTTGAGCTACAAGACAAAAGACCTGACAGTTTCCCTTGTCAGTCCGGTTCCGTCCTGCATCATATCTGATCCTGACATTATTTCCAGGCAGCACCCTGAGTTAATGTCACCTCCCAAACCTGACAAGACCGAGATAGCGAAAAGACTTCGCAAGGGTGAGGAAATCAACGGAGCGTATTTGAATAATGGTGGGCCACCAATATTGAGAATTACGCCGGTAAGTAAAAATGCAAATCCATATGCGGGAGAAAATATCCATGAACAATAAAGTAGTCACACTTCCCAGGGAAAACCAGTCTATTCAATATGTTCAATCAATTCAACATAAGCAACCTGTCGGATTAAGAAAAAAGTTTGAACCAAACAGTTTTCAGGAATTGCTTTTATTTTCCGATAGACTGGCAAGAACAAACTTTGTTCCCAAAAATTACAGGGGTAAACCAAATGACATATTCTGTGCAATCCAGATGGGTGCCGAACTTGGACTTTCCCCAATGCTTTCCTTGCAGAATATAGCCGTTATAAATGACAGGCCCTCCATTTATGGCGATGCAATGCTTGCGATATGCAAGGCATCCCCTCTTTGTGAGAGTATAGAGGAATATCTTGATGGAGATCAATCACAAATCAATACATTGACAGCTATATGCAAGGTCAGGAGAAGAGGTTTCAAAAATGAGATAACAGGCTCTTTTAGCTGGAAAGATGCCGAAAAGGCTGGACTTACAAAAAGAGGTGTCTGGTTATCATACCCAAAAAGAATGTTGCAAATGAGGGCCCGTGGTTTCGCTCTCAGGGACGCTTTTCCTGATTTGCTGAATGGACTGATAACCCGTGAAGAGGCAAATGATTACCGGCATGAGGAAAACGGTTGCATACAGAAAGATGACAGTCATACATGTGATGACAATAACAGGTTGGGCAATCAAATTGAGCATGACGGTGATGGAAACCTGTCAAACAATGACATTGAATACAAATATGAACGCTGTTTCCAATATATAAACACAATAGAAACAACCAGGAAACTTGAGGATTTTACACAGCATTCAAAATTCATAAATTTATATAGCGAGATAAGTCCTGAACAGAAAGAAAAACTGGATGAACTTATAAATCAAAAGAAGGATAGTTTTAAACAGGAAAGTCCTGATGATTTCATTGAGGAAATGCCTGGATGCTGATTGAGAGGGGATATATTGAAATGCTGGCAATTCATGAAAAAAACAGTATAAAACCTGACCAGTGGTACGATTGCAATGGAAGGGATTTTTACAATTTTGCGGTTGACAGATTAATGCCAAGCCAGTTGGAAGTATGGGGATACCGCTATTATGAGGATGATCCGAATTACAGGGACGAAACGGATGAACTGTTTTATCTGACCCGTCTTGGCGGCATAATTTCATACGGTCTTGATGATAATTATGACGAGGTGGCGATACTTACATCATCAATCAGCTTCTGGAGAATGAGACCGCAAAAATTAAGTGAAATAAACCGCTGACACAAGGATTTTCCAGATGGATATGATTGTGTCGCTGATAATGTTGATATCCAGTTCCACATGGTTTGGATACGCACTTTGTGTAGTTATACACGACATAAGATCAAACAAAACAAAATAAAAAACAGCCTGTAAATCCCATCGGTTTTACAGGTTGGGGTTCAAAAAAATAAAGGAAATAAAAAATGAGCTCTCTAATAATACTGAAACCTGTCACGATAACCCTAGACAACAGTTTTTTCACGCTTGTCACAGAATTCTATCCAAGTGATGCCGGTATTTCAAGATCACTGAAAATTATTGAACGTGCCATGGAATATTATCAAACAGATAAAATCTACAAGGGTCTTCTTGTCGAGTTTCCTGACCATAGAGAAGAACTCGATAAAAATAGAGATTCAAGAAAATATCTCATGGATTTCCTGGTCGAACGCCTCAATGAGGAATGTGAAGATTACAATGGATAGCCAGTAAAATATCAGGAAAATTATCTGGGGGGATCATTTCAGATGATCCTTCACGAAAAAAAGGATGTGCCAATGACACAAAATACCGGTCTTGAATTTTCTGAGGATCCAAAAGAACCTGTAATGACAATCTGTATAGGAACGGGTGAAAATTCCATAAGTCTTGATTGTTCCACCATTGTAAGTGAATATTCAGATGGAAAATCCACCTACCTTGAAAAAGAGCTGAATAAACTCTCATACATGGAAAAATACGATGCCCTGGTTTCATTTCACGCAGGAAACAATGGTGAGAATATTTTCATTGATGAAATGAATGATCGTGAAAGCATTGAGAATAATCTTATATTCACTATCACCAACAAGGCGTTGGTTAATGACTACAAGCTTCAGCTTGAAAGAATGAAAAAACTTAGGCAGCTCAAAAGACTGAACAATTACCAGTACTTTCAAAAAAGCAATAGAAGAACGAGAAAGTGCGGGAAAAGAAGATGAATGGCAAAATAAAGGAAAAAACGGATAAAGATGACGCTGTTTGCGAAGATTCACCTGTATTATACATCAAGGGAAAAAAGATAGTAATAAATGAGGATTTGCTCGCTGACGAATATCTGAACGGTGAATCCGGTTATTTTGAGAATGAATTGAGGGATGTTCCCTATAACGATATTCGCGAGACAATACTATACTTGCAAAAGGATCCTTTCAAACGAGTGCGTTTGTCTACCACATTCATGAATAGAAAAAGGGCCATACGATTTCTTATGACTGGAACCCTGAAAGCTCTAAGATCGCTTCCCATTGAAATGTTCAATGAACTTTATAAAAATGAGGAATTATTTATTGAAGGTGGTAAACCCCAACACAAGAATACAGACATGATCTATTCTGTAACGATGAAAGGCAGGAATTTGTCATTTGCCCTTTTCATGGCAATTCCATTGCAGGAAAATACGGATATAAATTTTCTTGCATTGCAGAATAGACTGCAGAAAAACGAGACAGAGGAAATATACAATTTTCTTTGTGAAGTATACCGAGATGATAACGAATATCTGAAGAGCGTAAGAGACAGCAGGGATGATTTATTATCATTTCTCATAAAAAAGATTAACGAGCAATACGCCAACGAGAAAAACAGGAAAAAATTCTATTACAATTATATTGCAAAAACAAACAACGACTGTCTGTAAAATATAAAAGAAATTTATGCGATGATGGAAAAAAACAAGGTCATGAAAATGAAACAAGATAATACTGTTGAAATAAATCTTCCTGTAATGAGATATGAAATTAAACTTCATTTCACAATAAATGAAAAGCCTATATTTTTTGATTGTTCAACCATTATAAATGAATCTTTCAATGGGAAGTCTACCTATATTGAAAAAGTGTTGGATAAACTTTCAGATAGTGAATTACATGAAATTTTAGTTTTATTTCGTAAAAAAACCAATCTTGAAGAAATTTTCAGAAATGAAATAAACAATCGTGAAATCATTAAACGTATTTTGATATTAATCATCACCAACGATGTCTTGATCCATAATTATAAAAATCAATTGGAAAAAATGAAAAAAGAGTAAATATCAGACAGAAAACAGGTTAACCCAATGATTTGACAGGAAAGTTAATAAAATGAGTATAGATGTAAATATATCATATAACGTTGGTATAACTAACAGACATTTTTCATTTTATATTGATTATTTTTATAATGAAGAACAATTAAATAAAGATAATTTGACAGAAGATTTGGAAGAGTATCCTACTGAAAAATTATATTTGGGACTTTGTGAGGAATTTCCAGAAGAAAAAGAAGAATTAAAAGAAATACAGGATGATAGGGACGCTCTGATAGATTTTATCATGGATAAAATTGATGAAGAAATGGGCTACATATAAATAAATTTCTTTAACTCATAAAAGATCAAACAAGACAAAAAAGACTGCCGATACAATGAACAAAGATCATATTAAAATAGAAAGTGATGATATCAATCTGATAGTTGAAAAAATTATTCAGCAAATAGATAAATATATCAATAAAGAGAATAAATTTTTCAGCCTTCAGGGTTTGCAAAAAAGATATGACCTGCCAAAGCTGGATAGAAGAACCCTGATTGATATGTCCAATAAAAAGGGATTCCCGAAACCATTGCAGTTTTCAGAAAAGAGGGATATATGGTTGAGAAGTGAAGTGAAGGAATGGGAAGAGAAAATCAAAAAGGAACGCAACTGATCACCTCCTGGGCATAATGGTCAATTCCCTGATCGGTCTCAATCCATCAAACAGTAAATCCGCCCATATCTGGTATAACTGTTTTCTTCTTTCAGAATGTTCAGCGCGATTATATGCTGCCTCAACCGAATTTTCTGGTGAATGTGCCAGCATCATATCAATGATAGATCGGTCTTCTGGATATTTTTCATTCATGATACTTGAAAAAGACGCCCTGAATCCATGCGGTGTGTGAATACCTTTATAACCTGCCCTGTTGATTAAATATCCCATCGCATTTTCACTCATGGGTTTCAGTATCGAGCGATCACCTGGAAATACATATGGACTGTTTCCGGAAAATTTTTTGACCTCATTCAATATTTCCCTTGCCTGCATGGATAGAAAAACCCTATGCCCTTTTTTCATTTTCATACGTTGCGATGGTATTGACCATACATCACCATCAATCTCATCCCACCGCATTCCCCGCAATTCTCCAGGTCTCACAAATACAATCGATAATAAACGTATGGCAAGCTTGGTTATAGGTTTTCCAGGTTCAAGTTCAATTGTATTCAGCATTTCCTTTAGGGATTCGAGATTGGTAATCGCTGGCTGCTTTCTTTTCCTTACAATTTTTTTCAATGAACCTTTAACGAGATGGGCCGGATTATTCTCTTTATAAATTCCAATTGAAATGGCGTAGTTGAAAACCGATTCTATTCTTTGCCTTATTCGATGGGCGGTTTCAATCGATCCTTTATTTTCTATTTTTTGCAATAACCCGTAAATCAGTGGGGTATTGATATCATGAATAACCAGATGCCCTATATGAGGAATGATATTTTTCCGCAGTGAGGTCATGACATCATTGGCGTGCCGTTTTGTCCATCTATCCCTGTTTAGATTCCACCATCTGTTTACAATATTCTCGAACGTGTTTTCCTGCTGTATGGATTGAAAATATTTTTGTTGCAATTTGGCGATTCCAGGATCAATGCCTTTTGCTATATCCTGCTTTGCCTCATCTCTAGCTTTTCTTGCATCCGCCAGTGAAACCTGTGGATATGAACCGAAAGTCAACAGTTTCTCTTTTTTTGCGAAAGTGTATTTGAAACGCCATATCTTGGAGTTTGCTTTTGTGATAACCAGGTATAGACCGCGTTCATAAAGCTTGTTTCTACCCTTTTCCTGATATTTGGCTGTTTTTATGGCTTTATCCGTTAACATCGATATACCCCAAGATGAAAAATCATATACCCCAGAATATACCCCAATATCAAATGTGTTCAA